TCCAAGCAACCGGAGCAATAGGTAATGTAAGTGTCGCTGCCGATGCGATAGTAGCTGTTACAGGAGTTGCTGGCACAGGTAATATAGGTGCGGTATCGGTAAGCGGGGATGCAAATGTAACCCCGTCAGGGCTAGAAGCGACCGGTAATGTAGGCAACATAGGTGTATCTGCTGCTGTTGCGTTAACAGGAGTTCAAGCTACAGGCGCTCTTGGTACAGTAGCTATAGGCAGCGCAGTCCAAGCATCAGGCTTAGAAGCCACAGGTGCCCTTGGTACTGTATCCACAAGTGGTAGCGTACAACTAACAGGGGTTGCAGCTACAGGCGAAATAGGTAGTGTAGGTGTAGCCGCCGATGTCGCTGTAACAGGTGTCCAAGCCACAGGTGCTATTGGTGAGGTAGTTGCAAGTATAGGGGTAGGTGGTGTTCAAGCTACTGGCGCTATTGGCGATGTAATTGTAGGGCTTGGGGTAAACATATTTGTTACAGGTGTGGAAGCCACAGGTGAAGTAGGGACTGTACACATATGGAGTCAAATAGTCCCCGGTCAAAATCCGAACTGGCAAGATATTAATGATGCACAAAATCCAAATTGGGTTAATATAAATACAGCTCAGAATCCAAACTGGCAAGACATAGCCGCATGAGGGTAAGAACATGACAACGCAATATACTACGATCCTTAAACTGGCTCTTCCCGTTCAGGGGGAATTGAGCGGTACTTGGGGCGATGTTGTAAACGACAATATTACGCAGATGGTTGAGCAGGCTATTGCGGGTAAAGCCACAATTAATTCGTGGACAACTAACGCGCATACGTTAACTACTGCCGATGGCACGACCTCAGAATCTCGTTGCGCTATTCTAGAATTGACTGACACGGGTACTGCATTGACAGGCGCGGGTACAGTAACTTGCCCAACTAACACAAAACTCTATATCGTAGACAATAACACGGCTGAAATTATTACAATTAAAACCGCTGCTGGTACAGGTGTTGCTGTACCCGTAGGTAAAACCATGCTGGTCTACTGTGACGGCACTAACGTCGTTGAAGGTGTTACTCACGCAAATAGCTTAAGTTTGGGTACAAGCACAAGTACGGTTAACGCTATAGATACTGCGACAGACCTTGGTGCGGGAAGCAGTAGCAACTCCAACTTACCTACGCAGTTAGCAGTAAAGACTTATGTAGACGGTCAAATTGCAGCGACTAACGAACTTAGTGAGGTTCTTGCCGCTGGTAACGTTACTGGCGCAAACGACATCGATGTTGAAAACGCTCAGAAGGTTCAGTTCCGTGATGCCGATATCTACCTCAATTCAAGCGTAGATGGTCAGTTAGATATTGTAGCTGATGGTGAAGTACAGATTGATACGGCTTTAGTAGATATAAACGGTAACCTCGATGTGTCGGGGACAACTAACATTGGCGGGTCTGTTTCTTTCACAAAGAACGCTATTGCCGGTGTAGCGATAAGCACGACATCAAGATCTTCTAACACCGTTACGGTAACAACTTCTGCCGTACATGGGCTTACTAGTGGTGACCTAGTTAACATTAACGGGGTTGCTAATAGATCCTTTAACGGTTACTTCACGGTAGCGGTAAGTTCTACCACAGTATTCACGTACAGTCAGACTGGGGCGGACGAGAGTTCTACCGGAGGTACGTCTACCGAGATTGTATATAACCTTAATGCTAGTGGCACAGCTCTTAACCAGATGAACGGCCCGCTTAATATTGATGCTAACAGCGGTATTGATGGACTTGAAATTACGCAATCTGGGTCAGGCGAAGCGTTAAGCATAACCGGCGGTAATGCTCTTTTTGGTGATAACGACAAGGCGATATTTGGTATTGGTAATGACCTACAGATTTATCATGATGCTTCTGACTCAATCATTAATGACAACGGTACTGGTTCCTTAAAACTGCAACAAGGTGGCAGCACGAAACTGGAAGTCACTGCTACAGGCATCGACGTAACGGGTACTGTGACTGCTGATGGTTTGACTGTTGATGGTGACGCTTTATTTACTACAAATACTGCAACAAACCCTTTTGTTGTTTCTCGCATAGGCAACACGACAGAAAGTTTGCAAATCACTTTTGATGATGCCAACGCAATTTTAACTAGTGAGCAAGACGAAGCTGGCCGTTATGGCGGGTATGTTTTTAATAGCAAGAACGATGGCACCACTGTCAAAAGAATGGAGATTGCGCACACTACAGGCGACATCAGCTTCTACGATACTTCTGCAAATCAAGCGTTGTTCTGGGACGCTTCGGCAGCGTCGCTAGGGATTGGGACGAGTTCGCCAGCACAAATGCTCGAACTAAGCGCCAACAATGGGCTATCAGGCGTTGCTAATGTTTTGCGTTTTAACGATTCAGACACTGGAGTTGCAGCGGCTCAACCAACTGGGCGTATTGAGTTTGCAGAAAACGACGGAGGCAGCACTACTGTATCAGCCTATCTTGAGGTAGAAACAGTAGGTACATCAGGCGGCGGTGAAATGACGTTTGGTACTGGCACCGCTGGTGTTACTGCCACTGAAGCCATGCGCATAGATTCATCAGGCTCCGTCGGGATTGGTACGAGTTCGCCAGCTACAGACTTTCACGTTACGGACGGAGGAACGCCGCCGACAATCTCAGGCACTTACCTAATTGCCGCCACATCCTCAAGTAATGCAGGCATAGCAATTAATGCTGGTAACACGAGTGCAAGTATCATTGCGTTGGGCGACAGCGATTCTCAGGACATTGGCGTTATTCGTTATGACCACAGCGATAACTCTATGCGTTTCAACACCAATAGCTCAGAAGCCATGCGCATCGACTCAAGCGGCAACGTCGGGATTGGGCAAGACACACCAAAAACAACGCTTAATCTTGGCGCAAACAACTCAGGTCAAGGTGCAATTCTAACGCTTGAAAACACTGATACTTCACTAACAAATAATGACGTTATTGGTCAAATAGATTTTTACGCTAACGATGGTTCAACAAATGGCACTGGTGCAAAAGTCAATATTAAAGCTATTGCTACAAGTACCGCAGGAACACTCACAGCTTTAACCTTTGGAACGTCTAACAGTACATCAGCTACTGCGGTTGAGGCTATGCGCATTGATGCAAGCGGCAACGTCGGGATTGGGACGACTTCTCCTGCGCAGCCATTAGACGTTAGAGCAAGTCAAAACGGTCTACTGCGTCTTTACAGCACGTCAGCGGGTGGTAACGCAGAAATTGAATTACTGACCTTAAACAGTGCATCTACGGTCGGGAAAATATCTAAGATCGTCGCAACACAAGTTGGCGCAGAAACAAACGGAAGTATTTTATCATTCCAGACTTCTCCTACATCTTCTAATACGCCAGCAGAACGCATGCGCATCGCCTCAAACGGTGTGATAGGCGTTAATACTCAGTCTGCCGCACAAATAAGCGCGGGTTTTGGTCAAATTACTTTAAACGGGACTTCAGGTGGTGTTTTAAACTTTACAGATGATGACGTAGAAAAAGTTAGGCTTATAAGTGAAGTAGATAATTTTTACGTTCAAGCCGTTGGTGACACTATTTTTAGGAATGGCGGTATAGACCCAAGCGGCTCAGAAGCCATGCGCATTGATGCAAACGGCAACGTCGGGATTGGCTCAACAAATCCAGCATCCATTGGTGGTGGCGCAAAGCTAACGGTTGACCAAGCGGCAGATGGCAACATCGTTTTTGCTAGAGGTGGAAGCATACGTCAGATTCAGCTTGGGACAACATCAACCACTGGCTATATAAACGCAGATAATACTTCTGGTGGCCTTACATTTAATGTAAACGCCTCAGAACGCATGCGCATTGATTCAAGCGGCAATGTCGGTATTGGGACTGATTCGCCAGCTACGAAGTTGCATGTAGCAAATGCGTCTGACTCAAACGCTCAAATTAGAATTAATGGCAGCACAAGCACCGTGTATTCGCGTCTCTATTCTGACAATAACGGCGTACTGGCAATCAGCACTGACGTAGGAAATCAAGTTGCTGGTAGCTACATGATGTTTGAGGTAAAAGGCTCAGAAGCCATGCGCATTGATGCAAGCGGGAACTTGTTGGTTGGGACTACTAATGCTAATCCTACAAGTTCATCAGTTAATGACCCCGGCGTAGAATTATCTGATACAGGCGGCGTAAGAAGCACCGTAGCGTCTAATCCTGCCGCCACATTTAACAGAAAAACAGATGATGGTACGATTGCAATCTTCCGCAAAGACGGCACAACAGTCGGTAGTATTGGTAGTTATGTTGGCACTCATCTTAGGGTGGGCAGCGGCGAAGCTAACTTACTTTTTGCAACCCCTAATATATTACCAGCAACAAGCACAGGTTTAACGTCAGACGGTGTTATTGATTTAGGCTCTACAGCTAGACGCTTCAAAGACCTCCACCTTTCTACAAATATTCATCAAGGCGCAACAACCCCAAGCTCATCAGCAGCGGGTGTGATAAGCGAAGCGGTAGGCAGAGTTACATATTCCAGAGGAAGTGGAACAGGCGGTTTTGGTCATGTAACCTTTATAAATGGTAATGGTACTGTTGGTTCAATTACTACTGCTTCTTCTGCAACAGCCTACAACACCTCATCAGACCAACGACTCAAGGAAAGCATCGTAGACGCACCTTCTGCTTCTGATGACATCGACGCTATCCAAGTTAGGTCATTTGACTGGAAAGCTGACGGGTCACACCAGAAGTACGGCATGGTTGCACAAGAGCTACAGACTGTTGCACCTGAAGCTGTCTCAGCCCCAGAAGACCCCGAAGAAATGATGGGCGTTGACTACAGCAAGCTGGTACCAATGATGCTTAAAGAAATACAAAGCCTACGCGCTAGAGTGGCACAACTAGAATCTTAACAGGAGAAACAAAATGGCAACATTTAACTGGACTATCTCGACCTTAGAGCGAGACCTTCAACCCGCAGATATGGACGGTGCTATCATCGTAAGTCATTGGCGGTGTACTGCATCACAAGAAAACGAAGGCACAACCTACAGCGCAAGCTCGTATGGAACCGTTGGCTTTACGCCTGACCCTTCGTCGCCCGATTACATTCCGTATGCTGATGTGACTGAACAAGACGCATTAAATTGGACATGGGCTGGCGGTGTTGATAAAGACGCAACTGAAGCATCTTTGCAAGCCAATATTGACGGTCAGATCAATCCGACTACGGCTGATGGCGTACCTTGGTAAAAACAAATGAGAGCTAAACGTTATGGACGCATTAGACGCTATTGGGGCTATCTGGCCCATTGCTCTGGGGTTCGTGACGTTGGTTATCGTTTTAGCCAAAATGCACGCGGACATAGAGCAGATTAAGGAGAAGATTCGCACACTGTTTGATCTATGGAACAACCGGAATAAGTAATGGCTGCAAAATTATCCGACGAGACAAAGATCGAGATACCGTTACGCAACCTTATTGCCATTATTGCGGGGGTTGCTATCGCGGTCATTGGTTACACAGAAGTCACTAACCGTATCTCTGTGTTGGAACGACAGCTAACCATACTTGAGGTGGATATAGGTTTTAACAGCGAATTTCGTACCAAATGGCCGCGTGGCGAGCTGGGTGCTTTGCCCGATGATTTATTGCAGAACAGCCAGATCGATGCCTTGCAAAAGGTGGTTGAGCTGAATACGGATTTTCGTAACAACTGGGCACCACCCCAAGAAGTTCAGGAAGCGATCCGTACTAACTATGCTCAAGAGATTAGGCTTAGTTATCTTGAAGGCAGAGTGAATGATCTTGAAAAAGATGGCACAATTAAGTAACGCTTGAACCAAAACTAGGAGGAGTTATGAGCGAACAACAGGAGCAGCAACCCATCATTCTAACCATTGACGATCAGGAGTATGACGTTAATGAGCTTGGCAACGATTCCAAGATCCACTACGTCGAGGTGGTTAACTTGCGTAAACAGATTGCTGATTTGCAGAATCAAATTGCGGCAGCACAACAGCAGAGCGTTAACTTACAAGTTGCACTAGGATTCCGCGAGAATGCGTTACGCGAATCAATCCAAGTGGTTGAAGAAATAGAACCGGAAACGGATGCAGGATAATGGCCGAGACTCATGCAAGCAAAGCGTTAAAGAAAATCGAGATTCATGAAGCTGAATGCGTTTTGCGTTATGCCGCTATCAAAGAACGGTTAGACTCCGGGTCAGAACGTTTCGATAAATTAGAGCGTATGATCTGGGGTATCTACCCCGTCATGATTACTTCGTTAATAGCTATTGTTGGTTTGGTACTAACACAATGAAATTTGAAGCTATTAAAGGGTTAATTGGTGCGGTAGCACCTACCCTTGGTCAAGCCCTTGGTGGGCCTCTAGGGGGCGCTGCGGCACAAACCATCGCCAGTGTGCTGGGTTGCAAGCCTGACGAGAGAAGCATTGCTAATGCAGTACAATCGGCTACCCCAGAGCAGTTAGCTGAGATTAAAAAGGCTGAACTAGATTTTCAGGTTCAGATGAAGAAGTTAGACGTAGATGTATTCGCACTGGAAGCAGAAGATGTACAACACGCTAGGGCAGCGTTTAAAGGTGATTGGACGCCAAAGTTTATTGCGGTTGCGTGCGTCATTTTCTTTGGTGGGTATATCGCGCTGGTTACGATTCAAGATCCTTCTGCGAATGACGATGGGATTGTTAATCTTGTTCTTGGGTATTTGGGCGGTATCGTCTCATCTATTATCAGTTTCTACTATGGCGCATCACACAAGCACGAATAATGAATAGACTAGTAAACATGTTAAAGCGGCACGAAGGCGTTAGAGATAAGGTCTATATGTGCTCTGCGGGTTACGAAACTATTGGTGTTGGTAGGAACATATCAGAATCTGGCCTTGGTCTTTCTGAAGACGAAATAGATTATTTGTTGAATAACGACATAAAACGTTGCCGCGAAGAGTTGACGATTGAATATGAGTGGTTCTCAAAGCTAGATAGTGTGCGTCAAGAAGCCTTAATAGACCTGTCATTTAATATTGGTCAGACCAAGTTACGTAAGTTTGTTAAAGCCTTGGGGCACATGGCTGATGGTAACTACGAAGAGGCTGGACAAGAGTTCTATCGTAGCCGCTGGGCAGAGCAAGTAGGTGACCGATCATTAGAAATTTGCCAGATGATTAGTTCTGGGGAGTATCAAAAACGATGAAAACGTCTCATGTACCTAGAGTAAACGACGAAGGTAATGTTGAACCCGCGCACACCATTGAGATTTTATGTGCCGAATGTGGATATGATATAGACGAAAGCGAGTTAGAGGCAGATACTTGTTCTGATTGCGGTGCTTCACTAAACTTGAAGCAGAATACGTCTATTGTAGTAACAACCCTACCGCCAGCGTTTGGCGAATCAATGTGACGGGTTATGTATGCCATTACAAAAATTAGCGTTAAAACCGGGGGTTAATCGAGAGAATACCCGATACACCAGCGAAGGTGGGTGGTACGAATCCGATAAGATTCGCTTTCGGCAAGGTACACCGGAAAAGATTGGTGGGTGGCAGCGTATATCGGATGCTACCTTTCTTGGTGTCTGTCGATCCTTGTGGAACTGGGTCACGCTAGGTAGTCAAAACCTGATTGGTGTCGGCACTAACCTGAAGTTTTACCTTGAGAATGGCGGCGCATACAACGACATAACACCTTTACGTAACACCGTAAGCCTTACTGACCCGTTTACTACCACCAATGGTTCCCCTACGGTAAGTGTTGTAGACGCTAATGGGGGTTACATTTCAGGTGATTTTGTTACGTTTTCGGGTGCTTCTGCTGTTGGTGGACTTACCCTAAACGGCGAATATCAGATAACCGTCGATACCACTGTAGCTAATACTTACTTTATAACTGCTGATAGTAACGCCACTTCTACAGCAACTGGGGGTGGTACAGTGTCTGCTGCCTACCAAATCAATACCGGAGCGGCTTATGTAATACCTCTAACAGGCTGGGGAGCAGGGTCTTGGGGTGCTGGTGTATGGGGCACTGGTGGTACGTCTGACACGCAGATACGTCTCTGGTCACAGGCTAATTTTGGTGAAGATCTACTGTTTGGGCCGCGTGGTGGGCCTATATATTACTGGGATGCCACGTCAGGGCTTACCTCTAGGGGGGTATTACTCTCGTCCGTATCACCTGCTACAGCTAACGTACCGACCGTACAAGACGTTATTTTGGTATCAGATATCAGCCGGTTTGTGTTTTGTTTTGGTTGTAACGCGTTGGCTAGTGGCACTAAAAACCCCATGTTAATCCGTTGGTCAGACCAAGAAGACTCTACCCAGTGGACTCCTGCGGCAACAAACCAAGCAGGTAGCCTACAGCTATCTAGAGGCACTGAGATCGTAGCGGCTAAACAAGCTCGTCAGGAAGTCCTAGTGTGGTCAGATTCGGCCCTATATGCCCTCCAGTACGTCGGTGCCCCAGTGGTATGGGGAGCGCAGCTTGTAGGTGAAAACATCTCTATAGCCTCTCAAAATGCGGTAGCGTACGCCAACGGTGTGGCCTACTGGATGGGTGTGGATAAGTTCTATAGGTACGATGGTCGCACCCAACCACTAACTTGTAATCTCCGTAAGTTTATTTTTAACGATTTCAATACTCAGCAGTATCGGCAAGTGTTTGCGGGGACTGTAGAGTCATACCATGAGATTTGGTGGTTTTATTGTTCTGCCGATTCACAAACAGCCAACAAATACGTTGTGTATAACTATCTGGATAACATTTGGTATTACGGCACAATGGATCGCACCGCATGGTTAGATTCGGGATTACGAGACTTCCCGTTGGCCGCGACGTACAATAACAATCTCGTGAATCAGGAAGAAGGCGTCGATAATAATGAGCTAGTGGACAGTGCGCCAATACAC